GTCCCGGTGAGGCGGCGCATACTCCCGTCGAGGTCGTCGGTGTCGGAGCGCAGCGTGCGGGTGCGGTCGCCGAGGTCACCGAGGCGGGTATTCGCCGTCGCCGCCCGGGTGTTCAAGGTCCGCATGCTGTTGCCAGCGTTGTTCGTACCGTCCCGCAGGTCCCGCAGCGCGGCATCCGCCGCAGAGGCACGGCCCCGGAGGGTGCGCAGGGACCGGTTCAGACCGTCCACCGCAGAGTCGAGTGCGTGCACGCCGGCTGCGGCGCCTGCCGCACGCGTACCCAGACCGTCCAGAGCTCGACCTGCGTCGCGCGCGTTGTCCTTCAACCGCCTCATCGACTGGTTGAGGGAAGTCAGCCCGCCCGCGGTGTCGTTGGCTACCCGTACCCGGATCTCGATGTCATTGCCCACCGCCGTCCACCTCCTCCGGGGTCCCTCGGCGTTCGATTTCGATCAGACGGAGCAGCTCCACGTCCTCCTCCAGCAGGGCGCTGGGGAGGCAGTGGAAACGCTCGCAAAGCTGCAAGATCAGGCGGGCACGCTGGTAGGCAGGGGGCGGTCCGAGAGGGGTTCCATCGGAATCGACACCGCCGGGGACTGCTCGCCAGCGGGCGAGCTCTGAGGCAAAGGGCCGGCGTCGTCCACCTTCCCGCCGAGACGCTCGATCCACTCGGTGGCGAGGGCGAGGCCGAGGTCGTTGTCGACCTCGCCGAACAGCGCCTCCTTGGTGCAGGGGATGGGGGTGCCGTCCTCGCGTTCGAGGTTCCAGGAGACGAGAGCGTCGGCGAACTCCTCCAGTTGCCGGACGATGCCGCCGCGGGTGTCGTTCTCCTCGGCCTCGCTGTAGCCCATGAGGTGGAGGTAGTCGCCGAGGCTTTTGCCGCGTGCGTAGGCGACGGGGTACTCGGCGTCTTGGCCGTACACCTTGTGGCCCTTGAGGGACACCTCGATACGGCGGGTGGTCTTGCGGTATCCCATGGTCATGTCTCCTCGTGCGGACAGGCGGCGGCGTTGATCTGGTGTCGGTCAGATAGGCGGAGGATGGTGCGGCTCGGGGTCATGCCCAGGTCGGGACGACGCCATCTGCGAGGACGCCGGGCACCGCTGCGGTGAGTTCGCCGGAGTCCGACCTGGACAACGGGTAGTCGGTGTAGAGCACCTCGTTCGCGAGGGTCTTCGCCGCCACGGTGAGGGTGGTCGTCCGGGCCACCGTCGTGGAGGGCACGGTCTTGAACACGTCGTGGCTCTGGTTGCTCGCCGGGTTGAAGACGATGTTCAACGTGATGCTGAAGTCGGCGAGGAGCAGCGTGCGCTCCATCGCGGACTTGTCGATGCCGGTGATGTTCCAGTCCGCGCGCGGGGTCGCGAACTGGAGGTTGGTGACGTCGTTGATGATCGCCCGGACCGTGCCCGAGGAATCATCCACCGAGCACGTCGTCCACCCGATACCCGAAGTCTTGGCCATGGCTGGTTATCCCTTCTGCTGCTGGTCGGCGATGCGCTGTTGGTGCTCACCGAGGTCTTCGCCCCAGTCCGCGGGCCGTTCGTGCATGCGTCGCCGACCGGTCGGGTTGCCCCGCCAGTCCCCGTCCCGGACGAGGTAGATCTCCGGGCGGGTGCGGTGCTCGGCGAAGCACCGCTGGTGCGCCTCGAACCGGAACACCGTCAGGCCGTCCCCGGTGCGCTGCTCCCGGAAGGTGCGCCCGGACTTCTGCCGGATGTACGCGGCCTGCTGCTGGCCGAGCTGTGTGGCCTCGTCGACCTTCGACTCCCACCCGAACTGCCACGCCGCACAACCGACCTGCTCGCACGCCGCCACCACCGTGGTGTCCCGCGGCGCCGAGATCTGGAAAGTCTGGTAGGCGCCGACGTCCATGGCCGGCTGAAGGCGGTTCACCTGCTGCATGCCAGCTCCTTAGAAGACGGTCGAGGTGTCGTTGCGGACGGCGACCACAGCGAAGGTGGCCGAGGTGAAGGTGCCGGTCGTGACGGCGCGGAGGTAGCGTTCGACGGTCTGGCCGCGCGCGGTCTCCAGGCGCTGGTAGGTCACGCCGGTGGCTGCGGTGAAGGCGCCGCCGGTGACGTCGGTCCAGGTGTCGCCGACGCCGTTGTCCGAGCTCTCCTGGGTCTTGACGGTCACTGACGTGCCGGTGAACGCGAGGACCTGGAGATAGAACTGGGCGCCGAACAGCCCGGATCCGTTGAACAGCGGCGGGCTGCCGAGGCCGAAGTCGACGCCGGTGCCGTTGGTCGCAGTGGTGTCGACGCGCTTCCCGGCGGTGAGGAGCTGGCCCCACTCGACGCCGTACCCGTTGGCCAGTGACGACGTGCTGAAGGTGAAGGAGCCGTCGTCGCCGCGGGTGCCGTCGTAGTTGCTTTGCTTGGCGATCAGGCATGCGGCCGGGCTGCCGAGGGCGGTGCCGCGGCAGTACATCTCGTGGACGTCCGTGGTGGGCAGTGCGGACAGCACCGGGTGCGACAGCGTCGGGTTGAACCACGACGTCGCTTCGAGGCGGCCGTCGCGGATGCCGCCGATCCGCTCGAACGCACTCTTGTCCAGGCCGGTCGTCGTCAGGGGGGCGGGGCCGCCGCCGACGTTACCGATCGAGGTGAAGTCCCCCGAGAGGTCGTTGCCTGCGATGAACAGGGCGTCACCGAGCCCACTCTGCTTGGCCACTAGGCCACCTCTTCCCAAAGATCATTGACGATGCAGGGCAGCCAGATCGTCATGACCCGCTGCAGGGCCCCGTCCTGGGCCAGGTAGCCGGCGCGCACGTCCAGGGACTGGCCGTTGGCGCCGAAGATGTCCACGTTGCGGACGAGGCCGCCGAGGGTGAAGTCGGCGCAGTACGCGGTGCACAGGGCGTCGACTGCGGTGACCATGCCGGGGTCGATCGCGTCGAGCGGGAGCTGTTGCGCCGATGTGTAGAGGCGGACGTTGAGGACGACGAGCGTCGACACCGAGTTCAGCCCGGACGTTCGGATCGGGGTGACCCGCTCGACCCACACACCCGCGGTGAGGCCGCCAGACGGTGACGGGTGGATCGGCTCGTGTCCGTTGACCTGGTCGAAGTGGCCGGACGCGGAGGCGTGGGAGATCGCGGCGTCGAGGATGCCGGTGATGTCGAGGGCCATGGGTCACCCCCTCATCTCGGGGAGGTGGCGCTGCACGGCACGGTCGGCGATCATCGGGCCGCGCGCGGCGACGAGGGTCTTCGTCTGCCGCCAGTGGTGGTACCCGGGGAAGCCAGGACGGGGCCGGTTGCGGGACCCGACACCCTCCAGCCACGGCCCGTAGACGACGCCGTTGTCGTGAACGAGGGACGTGTCCGCGGAGACCCGGGTCGTCTCGACACGGGACTCGTAGTAGCCGGTCGGGTTCCGGAAGTTGGCGCCCATCAGGGAGAGGGCGTGCTCCTCGGCGAACTCGGCGATCGCCTCGCGTGCGTCGTCCGCCGCGTCCTGCATGGCGCGTGCGGCGCGCCCGTCGAACAGCGGCCCCTCGAAGGTCACGTCGATGCTCATCAGACGCTCCTCATCCGGGCCTTGCGGCCGACCGCGTCATACACGGACTGCCGCAGCGAGCCGAGCGCGCCCGTGTCCCGGTTGCGCTCACTGGACCCCTCGCCCGAGCGGACCGCCCGCGTGTACCCGGACGTCTCCGAGATGAGCCCGCTGATCGCCTCCGCGATGACGAGGTCCCGCACCAGCGCGGGCGGCTCCCACCGGACGACGGCGGTGGCGTCCGCATGCGTGGCTGCGGTCGTACCGAGCGCACCCCGCGTCACGGTCAGGGAGCGGGGAGCGTAGATGGCCGTGAACTGGGTGTGCGCGGCCAGTGTGCTGCCGTCCCAGGCCCGCTTGACGATCAAGTTGTTGGCGGCGATGTCGACGACGAGCATCCGCTCGCCATCGATAAGGATCACCTCGTCGACCTCGTACCCCGAACCGTCGGCGACCTCGACCGTCACCGTCTTCGCCTGCGCGTCCAGAGCGGTGGCGAGGGTCTGCCCGGTGTACGCCATGCTCCGGCCGGTGACGAGCATCCGCTCGTCGTCGACGCGCAGCACACTGCCCACACCCAGCGCCGCGGACGCTTCGGCGTTCACGCTGATCGTGGCCGCTGTCGTCGAGCTGACGGCCGCAGCCAGGGCGCCGGCCGTGCTCTCGTCGTTGGTGTAGCCCCACAGGCCGGTGACGGTGATGTCCCGCTGGTGGGTGTCGCCGCCGCCGAACGCAGCGTCCGAGCCGATGTTCAACTCCAGGCGGGAGTACGGCGGGCCGGACCGGTTGGGTTCCAGCAGGATGTCGGAGGTGGAGATGGTGGTGCCGCCGCTGGAGATCGCGGTGACGGAGATGAGCTCGCTGTCATCGAGCCACAGGCGCCACGCTGTGCCGTACTGGGAGGACGGCCAGTCGAAGTACCGGGTGGCCTGCTCGGGGTAGAAGCGGCGGTGGCACAGCTTGTCCACGTCCCGCGACGCGGCCTGCAACTGCCGGTCGATCTGCGCCGCGTTACGTGCGGTCAGCTTCGTGTCGAGGGCGCGCATGACGTCCTCACGGGTTGCATAGACCGGGGCCTGGGTCATCTCTTGTCACCTCCTCTCGCGGATCGTGCTGACGTGGCCGACCAGGCGGCCGCCCGGACCCCAGATGGAGCCGTCGAACGGGCAGTACCGTTCGGCGTTCGGCCCGGCGCGCAGGGGCTCGCCGCAGTCCAGGCAGGCGACGGGCTCACGCTCACCCTCCGCGCGGGCCAGTGCTGCGCCCTCGCGGAGGATGTTGAGGAGACCGAACCAGCCGCCGCCCTCGGACGCCCCCGGCACTCGGCCCCGAGCCGTCCCGACGAGCCCACCGAAGTGACCGACTGCGGTCCCGGTGACATGCGACGGTGAGGACGCCGTACCCGACAGCCCGCCGAACGCGGCGGCCGCCGTACCAATGACGGTCCGCAGCCCGGTGGCGCTGCCGGCCAGACCGCCCCCACTGGATGTTGCTGTGCCGGTGACCTTCCGCGTTCCGCTCGCGGTGCCCGTGAGCCCGCCGAGCGTCGCGGCTGCGGTGCCGGTCACCTTCCGGACTCCGGTCGCGGCGCCGGAGAGAGCGCCGAACGCACCCGCGGCGGTCCCGGTCACCGCCCCGGACAGTGGCGGGTCGTCCTCCGTGGACAGCGCCGTGGATCCGGCGGTCAGGTTCCGCCCGTTCCCGGAGATGTCGCTGATGTTCGTGAGCATCGGCCAGTTCGCCCACACCCCGGAGGTGCGGACGATTGTGGCCGACGCCCACTCAGCCTCGATCTCGGCCTGTGACAGGACCGCCGACCACACCCGCACGTAGGCGAGCCCACCGTTGAACCACTCGGTGGAGTCGCCGGACGACCGGCCGAACACGGTGAGCCCGTCAGGGGTGGCGCCGCCCGACACCTGGCCAGTGACCACGTTCGTGGACCCGCCGATGGCCTTGGTGTAGATCTTCGCGTCGGTGGCGCCGGTCCCGGCGATGGTGACGGCGAGCATGCGCCACGTGTCGACGGCGAGCGCGTCCGTGCCGATGATGCCGCCCGTGTTGCCGGGGCTGACGACGACGGGGGTGGTGCCGCTGCTGC